ATTCAAGATACTAAAATCCCCCCTTCAACGAGATTACAGGCAGTTAATAGCTTACTAGATCGTACAGGGCTTGGAACTTCCTCAACTACTCACATTGAGGATATAACTCACAAGCGGTCAAGCGAGGATTTAAAAGCGGAATTGAATAATTTACTCCATACTCTCTCTATTGTTAAGGTGCCTAATGATGATGACAATGGTAGTGGTAATGTCCATTGATCTCACCCCTGTTTGATCGTTTCACACACACACACTCACACAGCTAGGGCAATTCGTTTAGCTCTTATGTCTGTGATAATTATGCAACACCTGTAATATAAATGTCTTGTTGGTGGTATGATAGGACAAATAAGGTTGGCTTCGTTCTCTTTTTGTTCTCTTTTGACCCCCCGTACCCCCCAAAAACTTTCCCGCATAATTAATTAATGGTTTCCTTCCCACAGCGGTGGGTATTTTATGAATATTAACTTTTGTTAATAGGTTGAACATATATGGTTTTTTGCTAATATGGACTTATGCCTACCAATACTTCTCGATATGACCCTATGTGTTTGGAACAATATGAAGAACCCCCAGAATTATTACATTTTCAATGGGAAGGTAAAAAATGTGGGTATAAGGTATATAGATATGCTTTAGTAGATGTTATAGACCATAATAATATTGACCCCGAACATAAAAGAACAAAAGAAGAACAGAATTTAACTCCTAAACAAATAAAAGAAAAATATGTCAGATAAAGCATGGAAACAAAGGGAACGAAAAGTCGCAGATTTCTTTGGTGGTCAAAGAACACCATTATCTGGTGGTAATGGCAAGATTACTAGAGCAGATGTAATTCATGATAAATTATTCATAGAAAATAAATTGCGAAAAAAACATAGTGTTATATCATTATGGGATGAAACTAATGAAATGGCTAAAGAAGAAAGCAAAACACCTGTTATCACTTTGGCTGAAAAAAATAGAAAAGGATTTTGGATTATGATACACTCTTCTGATTTGCATAAATTGGAGGGTTATGGCAAAAGCGAAATGGAAGGAAGTAACATTCGAAAGGAAGAGCCGAAAACAGATAGGTCGGCACAAGAAACGAATGAATAAAGATGAAAAAAGATCATATAAAAAATATCGAGGACAAGGATAAGTCAGAAGATAAAACCTATGAAAATGAGGTAAATAATGATATGGATAAATTCTTGGAAGATTTAGCAAACAATACACCTAACGAAGGACAATTTAATGAATCTTAAAGAAGGTGCAAAAGTAAATACAGATATTAAATCATTAATAGCTATTATTATTGGTGTAGCTGTAGGTGTATGGGCATATTTTGGTATTGTAGAAAAACTTAATCAGCATAGTACAACATTACAATTATATAAATCTGATTTAGAAAAAAATACAGAATTTAGAATAGGATGGCCACGGGGTACTTTAGGATCACTTCCCGCAGATTCTGAACAATTCATGCTTATTGAAGATTTGTATAAACAGGTAGAAAAATTACAAGTGCAACAAGAAGCAGGAATGCACAATAAAGTAAATATAGAATTTTTACAAAAGCAAGTAGAAAAATTATTAGAAGATGTTGAAGAATTAAAAGACAAAGCGAGAGATATGCATTATAAGAATGGTAATGGGAGCCACGAATGATTGAAACAGTAATAGCATTATTAATGATAGTGAATAACGAAATACAAGAACATAGAATACAGCCTTCTATGTCAGAATGTTTAAAAGGAAAAAGAATTGCAGATCGCCAATTAAAATCTGGTGGTAATGTTAGGTATCAATGTCTAAAATCAGAAGCTGAAATTGAGATATATTTAGACAAAAAACATATCAAAAAACTAATCTTAAAATAGGAGTATAATTATGGAGGAACCTCTATATGAAATCCATAATTCTTTTCGAATTGACTAATTTTCGTTGGTTGGGCTTTTTTTTAGCCATGCTGGGGGTATATCTGCTTTCAGACGGCGATTACTTTGGTAATCCAATGGTACAAGCCATAGGATGGGGTAGTGCTTGTCTTTCGGCTTTATTTTGGGTAATAATGGGTGTAAGAGATAAAGATATACCAAGAACTTTAATGGAATTGGTATATGCGATATTAGCATTACGGGCTATTATAAATTGGATTGGTTAAATGGATGAAAAAAGTCTAGCACGAGCAATAGAAATTGCTAAAGAACTAGAAAGGCGAAAAGCTACTAATCGTATGGAAGAGTACGATCCCTATGATTACCAAAAAAAATTTCACAACACATTAGCTAGTCAAAGATTATTAATGGCTGGTAATAGGGTCGGGAAGTCATTTTGCGGGGCCATGGAAATGGCATACCATATGACGGGTAAATACCCAATGTGGTGGGAAGGCAGAAAATTTAATAGACCTATTAGAGCATGGGTAGGGGGAGTTTCAAATGAAACCACTAGGGATGTCTGCCAAAAAGAGCTTCTCGGCCAACCAGATGATCCAACAGCAAAAGGTACAGGTTCAATTCCATTAAATGATATTGGTGATACAGTTAGAAAAGCTGGTGTACCAAATGCAGTAAATAGTGTTGTAGTAAAACATATTACAGGTGGATATTCAAGATTAGGTTTTAAAGCATATGAAATGGGCAAAGAAAAATGGATGGGTGAAAGTTTAGATGTAATATGGTTAGATGAAGAACCACCACAAGGTATATATTCACAAGCATTAACAAGAACAGCAGATAAAGGTGGAATAGTTTATATGACATTTACACCAGAACAAGGAATGACAGAAACTGTTGCACAATTTGTAAATAATTTAAAAGATGGACAAGCATTATTACAAGCGACATGGGATGATGCACCACATATGACACAAAAAGTTAGAGAACAAATATTAGAGGCATTACCACCACATGAAAGAAAAATGAGAGAACGAGGTATTCCTGTATTAGGTTCTGGTTTAGTATTTCCAATACCCGAAGAAGATATATTATGCGAACCAATAGAAATACCTACTCATTGGCCTAGACTTTGTGGAGTAGATTTTGGTTGGGATCACCCAACAGCAGTAGTATGGATAACATGGGATAGAGATAATGATATTGTATATTGTTATGATTCTTATGCATTAAGACAAGAAACAGTACCTGTCCATTCATCAGCAATAAATTCAAGGGGTAAATGGATTCCTGTAATATGGCCTATGGATGGAAGACAAGCAGATAAAGGATCGGGTAAAAATCTTACAGAACAATACAAAAAAGAAGGTGTTAATATGTTAAGAGAACATTTTAGCAATCCACCATCACAAGGTATGAAAGAAGGTACAGGTGGTAATTCTGTTGAGGCAGGAATAATGGAAATGCTTACAAGATTTAAAACAAAGAGATTGAAAATCTTTAAAAATCAAGATAAACTGCTAGAAGAGTTACGGATGTATCATAGAAAAGATGGTAAAATAGTTCCGAGCCATGATGATGTAATATCTGCGTTAAGATATTGTGTTATGTCATTAAGAAAAGCTAGGGTAAAGAATTATGAACCACAACAGATGTATTCGGATTCAAATTTTAACATTTTTGGTTAAGGAAAGGAAAATATGGGTGGATTTGTAAGAATCATTAGAAGAGTGTTTAGCAAACCTAAACAAGTTGTAGTTCAACAACAAGCTCCTGTTCAAACTGTATCACAAACTGCTAAAAAAACTGATGCTAAAACATCACAAGCTATGGCGGCAAGTAAAGCAGGTAAGTATGGTGATGCTACACTTATGACAGAAGCAACAGGTGTTGAAGAAGAAGCAAATGTTTCTAAAACTGCATTAGGTGGATCGTCTATTAAAAAGAAAAAGAAATACGCATAGTTTATGATTGAAGTCGTAACTGACGACAAATGGCGACAACCTATAGGTAAATACCTTAAAGAAAAATGTTATATTTCTGCTGATATAGGAGATTCATTTTCTTATATTGGTTTTATTGAAGATGATAAAATACTAGGTGGTTTTCTTTTTACAGATTTTGATGGACACAACATCTATGTACATCTTGCTTTAGAAACTCCTAGAATTTTTAGTAGAAAGCATATAAAATATGTTTTTGACTATGGTTTTAACCAATTAAAATGTGGTAGGATGACTGCTGTGTGTAGAAATGGTTATGAAAGGAATGAACGCATTTTAAGTGGGACAGGATGGCAAAAAGAAGGTATAGTAAGAAAAGTTATGAAAATAAATAATGAATTTGTAGATGCGGCAATATACGGAATGTTAAAAAAAGAATGTAAATGGATCGGAGGAAATAATGGGCGGTAAATCACAGCCACAAATGCCACCACCTGTAGATACTAGATTAGAAGATTCTGCGGCTAAAGCAGAAGCAAAAGTAGAAGCAGAAAAACAAAAAATGATGGGTACTAAAAAAAAGGGTATGTATGGTACAGTTTTAACAAGTGGTACAGGTGTAGAAGAAGAAGCAACAACTTCAACTTCATTATTAGGTGGTAAAAAATAATACATGGCAACTTTTGAATATATAAAAAAAAGATGTTCCGCATTAGAATCTGACCGACAAACATGGGAAGATCATTGGCAAGATATATTAGATTATGTTATGCCAAGAAAAGCAGATGTTACTTTTGTAAGATCAAAAGGTGAAAAAAGAACAGAAGTTTTATTTGATTCAACAGCTATTACAGCAAATAATTTATTAGCGGCAAGTCTTCAAGGAACATTAACATCTCCATCATTACCTTGGTTTCATTTAAAATTAAGAGATGAAGACGCAAATCAAAATAGAGATGTACAATTATGGTTGGAAGATTCAGCTAGAAGAATGTACGATATGTTTAATGAATCTAATTTTAATACAGAAGTACATGAATTATATTTAGATTTAACATCAGTAGGTACAGGTGCAATATTTGTAGAAGAAGGAAATGATGGTTTTTCAAATAGTGGTATTCATTTTAATTGCTTACATATTGCAGAATATTTTATTCAAGAAAATGTTAATGGAAAAGTAGATACACTTTATAGAAAATATAAATTAACAGCAAGACAAGCTATAGAAGAATTTGGTGAAGATAATGTAGGTGAAAAAATTATTGAAGCCGCAAAAAATAAACCAGATAAACAATTTAATTTTATTCATGCAGTAGAACCAACAAAAGATTACGAAAGAGCCACAGGTAAATCAGCAACAAAATTACCTTATCATTCTTGTCATGTATGTGTTGAAGATAAAATGAAAGTTAGAACAGGTGGTTATAATGAATTTCCATATTTAGTTCCTAGATGGTCAAAAGCAACAGGAGAAATTTTTGGAAGATCACCAAGTTATAATGCATTACCAGATATTAAAACTTTAAACAAAGCAGTTGAAATAGGATTAAAAGCATGGGCTAAAGCTATTGATCCACCATTACTTGTTCAAGATGATGGTGTAATTGGTAGAGTTAGAATGACACCTGCTGGAATTACAGTAGTTAGATCAGATGGTGCAATTAAACCATTACAAATTGGTTCTAATTGGCAAATAACTGATATGAAAGAAAATCAATTAAGACAAGCTATTAGACAAGCATATTATTCAGATCAATTACAATTACAAGAAGGCCCACAAATGACGGCAACAGAAGTACAAGTTAGATATGAATTAATGCAAAGACTTCTTGGCCCAACATTAGGTAGATTTCAAAGTGAATTTTTAAATCCATTAATTGAAAGAGTATTTGGTATTATGTATCGTGCAGGTGCATTTTTAAAAGAACCAGAAATGTTAAGAGGACAACAAATGGATATAGAATATGTTGGCCCATTAGCAAGATCACAAAGAATGGAAGAATCTATTGCAATAGAAAAATTATATGGTTTAGCTATGAATGTTGTTCAAGTTGATCCTGCAATTATGGATAATATTAATCATGATGAAGCAATTAGATTAAGAGGAAAATTATTAGGTGTTCCAAAAACTGTTTTACGAGGTAGAGATGAAGTAGAAGAAATGAGAGCAGAAAGAGCAGAACAACAAGCTATGGCGGCACAAGCGGCACAACAACAAGCAGAAGGTGATGCAATGCAATCACAAGCTAAAGCCGCAAAAGATATGGCTGATCCTAGAGTACAACAAATGATGCAAGAAACACAAGAAGATATGGGAGTACCGCCAGAAACATTGGCAGAAGGTGTACAATAATGGCATCCGAAGAGGATAAATTAAAACAGCTTAAACAAGATTACAAGTTAGCCTTTGCTACAAAAGAAGGTGAATCTGTAATAGCTGATCTAAAATCAGCTTATTATCATAGAGGGTCATATTCAAAAAATGATCCACATGAAACAAGTTACCGAGAAGGTCAAAGATCGGTAATAATCAGAATAATCAAT